GCATTGAATTCAACAAGTTGGGTAAACCTGCCTTATGCCTCTGGATGGACAACAGCGGAAAATAATCCGTGTCAGTATCGAATGTTTCCTCAACTAGATGGCTCATATTTAATAAGGTTTAGAGGACAATTCGCTCCAACCAGTGGAACGATTCCATCAGGTAATCAGCAACCTTTTGGAGCTGGAGGAATTCCGGTTGCAATTAGACCAGACAAAACAGAGTTTGGTTATGGCGCATCAAATCAAAATGCGGGAGGTCGCTTAGCAATATCTGGGGCGGGCAATTTCTTTTATAATCCTGAAACTACAGGTCAAACGTACTGTTCAATTTCTGGGATAAGTTACTATATCGGATAAGGAGGGAAAAACAATGGCTTTTAGATTTACGAATATTAATGTTACGTATGATCAAAACGACGAGGTGCTATACTACTCTATTCAAGTAGATAACAGTAGCGGTAATAATGATGGTGCAATTAATGCGTCACTAACATTTACACCGGAAGAGCTAGACCTTTCTGAGGTATCAAATAAAGCAAAAGAAAAATTAGCGAAATTAGCATCAGAAAAATAAGTATTTATAAATAGGAGGATTCAGATGAAAACAACATTTACAACAACCAATAGCAAGCTGCACAAATATGCTCAAATTTTAGCGGTAGTTACATCAAAAGGTCGAAAGGCTCGTGCCATCTCCAAGTTTCGCCGATTAGCAAATGAGAAAATCGAAGAATGGACGGAAAGCCAGAAAGGGTTGATTGCCACTTATTATGAAGTGCAAGAAAACGGGAATGCCAAGCTAGATGATTCTGATCAACCTATTTTGTTAGATGGTGCCAATCAAGAAGAGTATGCCAAAGAACGCAAGGAATTGGACAACGAAACAGTGGTGATCGATTTGACCGAATTCGAGCCTTTCCTTGAATTCCTTATTTCTGGGTTAGATGAAAGCGATGTTGCTTTTGGCGGTGTTGATGCGGATGTATATGATGAATTAATGGATCAACTAGAAAAATTAGGAGGGCAGGCTTAGGCTTGTTCCTTTTATTTTAGGGAAGTAGGTGGCATATGTTAAACGTAGGGGAATTAGCAACTTGGGCGGGCTGGATTATGACAATTGTTGGTTTGATGGCATTTGTTATTAGACCAGTAATGTCAAATTTCACAAAAATCACTGAGAATCTAACAAAGATGACTCATAGTCTGGATTTGTTAAATCGTGATTTAGAAGCCAGTAAGTCTGATCGAGTTGCGATTCATGACGAATTAAAGCGTCAGGATGAACGATTAGATAAGCATAGTGAAAAATTAGTTGAGCATGGAGAACAATTAAAATCTTTATGGAAAGAAAGAGGGAAATAAAAATGGATTTGAATTTCTTGCAGGAGTATTTAGTACCAGTGATTGTCGTAGCGTGTTTAGTAGTGGGATATTTGATCAAGTCAACGCCCGTATTTGCAGCAGTGGCCAATGGCTATATTCCATTGATTGTTATTGTCTTAGGAGCGATTCTAGGAGCAATCATCAATGGATTAACTGTGGAAGCGATTGTTTATGGGGCGGTTAGCGGGATTGCATCCACAGGGATGCACCAATTATTTGTACAACTTTTAAATTTAGGTAGCAATGATCAAAAACCAGATTACGGTGATGGCCAAGAGTTCACAGAAAAGAAGGAGTAGCCTAGCGGCTGCTCTTTTCTTTTATAGGAAGGAAGATAAAAATGAGCATTGAACAAATGATCAAATGGATGACCGACCGCGAAGGCAAGGTAACCTATTCAATGACAAGTCGTTTGGGTCCTAAAAGCTACGACTGTTCTTCTGCAGTATTCTTGGCCATGATCGCAGGTGGTTTTCTACCTATCGGGTCCATGGGGAACACTGAAACATTGTTTGCAATGTCAGGTACTAAACTGAAAAAAATCAGTCGATCAGAAGTGAAGCGTGGAGATATTTTTGTTGCTGGTACTCCTGGTCAGTCTAATGGGTCAGGGGGACATACAGGTATCTTCCTAAGTAATAAGAGTTTCATTCATTGTTCATACTAT